ATGGAAAAGGAAGCATATACTGCCCCGGCATTGGAGATCGTTCCGTTTGATGCTGAGGATATCATCACGACAAGCGACCACGAAACCGATGCATTCTGACGAATCCAAACCCGCGCATAAATATAAAATGAGGGAGCCAGACGGTTCCCTCATTTTTTTGTTGCGGTTTCATCGCAGAACACCGAATCTCAGCCCAAAAAGAAAGATGCGTAACCTTTCCGATTACGCATCTTGATTTGGCTAAAAACGCTTATTTTGATACAATGCACCCTTCTGATTTTTTGAAGGGTGCATTTTTTTATTTGGAGAGTTATCGTTTTCTGATTGAAATGGTATAGGGTGCAAATTGCAGTACACTTTTTGCGCTATCCCTCTGCTTGAAGGCAACGGGACAGAAAACTCTCCCTATCAGATAACCACTGCCGCTGATATTACGACGTATCTGGAGAAAGATCTTTATAATTCTTTCTATAACACCTTCTATCTGCAGCTGCAGAACGATGTCACTCTTGATGAACCGCTCACGGTAAGCAAGGACAAGAAAATGACCATTGACTTGAACGGTCACGCTCTGAATGGCAGGTTGAGAGACAGCGGCAATAATCTGACTATCAACGAAAACGGCGGAACATATAATCCGAAGCTCGATCTAAGCGAAAACGATTATGCCCCTCCGACGGCTGTCGAAGGTCTTAAATACACCGGAGACGGACAGGAGCTTATCACGCCGGGAGATACCGAGAAGGCTGGCACTGTAATGAAATACAGCCTGTCCAAGGACGGCGAGTATTCCGAGGCTCTCCCCAAAGCGGCGCTCGCCGGCAATTATACGGTATGGTATAAAGTAGACGGCGGAGAGGATTATAATTCGACAGAGCCTAAGAGCATAACCGCAACAATTGCTGAGGGCGATATTCAGCTTGATATGGATATATCGATCACCGCTTACAATACAGGATATGCAGGCGTACCGTACGATACCGATTATATTGATATAAATTATAACAATAACAAAGCAAAGAAGCTAAAGGAAAATAATCCGGTTCTCACTTATACCTATTATGATTCAACCGGTACAGAGCTTTCGGGGGCTCCCACAGATGCGGGCAGTTATTCAGTTAAGGTTACTATCCATGATAATACCGGTACATTTAGTGACCGCACCCTTAGCGATACCTTTAAGATCAATCAATACTCTTTAGATATTATCATTAACTCAAAAAGTGCAGCCTATGGCGTAACACTGGAAGATCTGCATAAGCAATGGTATGTCTTTAATTACGATTCGGGGCTGCTGTCCGAGGATGAGAAAAAAGCTATCGTTGAGCGCATACAGCTTGTGAAGGACAGTGAGGTCATCAGCGAAGGCCGTCCCGATGCGGGAACATATAGTTTCCAAATAAAAGCTGCGGATAATACCGCAACGGATATCCTTAGAAATTACAAAGTGGAATTCAGCAGGGAATCCTTTACGATAAATAAACATAACCTTGCAAGCAGCGGTAAGATCACGGCTGTATATTCAGAACCTGTCTACAATAGACAGGAGCAGGCACCCGAGTTTAAGCTCGTTTATCAGTATGATGCCGATTCCGAACCGTACACGCTTGTTGAGGGCAAAGACTACACTGTTGTCAAAGAACGGCAAGGTCAAGTCCAAGCTGATTCTTGACAAGCGGGATACGACCGTCTATGATAAGGACGGCAAAGCTGTAAAAATGCATATTGACAGTCCTACGATCCTTCAGCTCATGAAGCTGAAGGACAAGAACGACAACTACCTCTGGAAGCCGTCGCTCGACATCGCAAAGCCGGATACACTGCTCGGTCGCCCCATCCGCACTTCCTCCTTCATGCCCGGTATCGCCAAGGGCGAGCGTGTTCTTCTCTTCGGTGACATGAAGAATTATTGGGTCGCTGACCGTCAGAACCGCACCTTCCGCCGTCTCAACGAGCTGTATGCCCGCACCGATCAGGTCGGCTTCCTCACCACGCAGCGTGTGGACGGCAGACTGATCCTTCCCGAGTCTGTCAAGGTCCTCAAGATGGCAGGTACGAAGTCCAACACCACGGGTGGCGGCACGACTGGCGGTAACACCGGCGGCAACGGCTGATGATTGGAGGGCAGATAAGTGAATCTGATCTCACTGCCTGAAACAAAAAACTACCTCCGTGTTGACCACTGTGAGGATGACAAGCTCATCCTCACTCTGATCGATACGGCACAGCGGCTCGTGATGGATGTGGGGCGCATGACCGAAAAGCAGTTAGCGGAAAATGAGGAAACCTCCCGGCAGGCTATGCTGTATACTGTATCTTACCTCTATGAAAACCGCAATACTGCTGACTATCATGCACTGACACTTACCCTGCGTGCTTTGCTGTTCGCACAAAGGGAGGGCATCGTCTGATGGAGATCGGGAAACTGAATCAGCGGATCGCCGTCCTCGAAAATCATGTCAAAAAAGACGCGATCGGAAATCACAAAGCCCGGTGGGAGGAGGTGCTCTCCCTCTGGGCTTCTGTGACGGTCGGCAATACACAAGGCTCTGCATCTGAGGAGACAAACACCGGAGTCACCAGAGAGATACAGCGTATCGAGGTAACGATCCGGCAGACGCCGCAGACAAAGAAAATGGGCTCTACTGTGTATAGAATCCGGTTCGATGGCATCGACTACGATATCAAGGGCATTGTTCCTAATTACACATCGCAGGACTATATGAAGCTGATCTGTGAATCACGAAGGGCGGGATCAAAAGATGACATCTATTGACGATATGGCTGCGGAGATCATGGAGGGCTTGTCTGAGTACGCAGAGCTTGCGGATACAGCAATGAAAAAGGCAGTCCGCAAGACTGCGACCGCCGTCAAGAATGAGATCTCTGCAAACGCTCCTGTGAGATCCGGACGCTACAAGCGTAGCTGGACAACCAAGAAAACCAAGGAGAACAGTCACACGCTGGAGATGACCGTCCACAGCAAAGACCGCTACCAGATCGCACATCTGCTCGAACATGGTCATGCGAAACGAGGCGGCGGAAGAGTTGCAGCTATCCCGCATATTGCACCGGCAGAACAGCATGGCGAGGAAATGCTGGAATCCCTCATCGAAAAGGCACTGTCATAATCAATCAGCTATACAAGATAATGGCATTCATCTGGAAAACCTTGTTCTTTTTGAATTTGATTGAGCAGTTTATAACAAAGGTGCAACGCCATAACATCATAGCCCTTTATATGTTTCTGCCAAGTGTTTGAACAGTTTTCTATGATAATTCCGCCATTATTATATAGCTCGGAAAAGGCAGTACCCAAACGTTCATCACTGATAGCATTAAGTATATCGGAAATAGCTTTCTTGGATATGATGATTTTTCCGTCACAGATTCGTTCATCGTTATAGTACCTTTCATCATTCCAGTTATAAGATGAATAAGCGTATGTAACAAGTTCTCCAGAATCGGATTCTTTTTTACAAAACGCACCATGTCCAATGCTCATAGTAATCACATCCTTTATCACATTATAAACGATTGAGACGAAAAAATCAACCATTGAAAGGAATTCTCATGACCTACGAGGAAATCAATGAAATGATGCAGGAGATCGGGCTGCCCTTTGCGTATCATCATTTTGCAGAGGGTGAAAGTCCGGAGTCTCCGTTCACGCTGTTCCTGTCGCCCGGCGAGGACACCTTTTCCGCAGATAATTTGATGTATCACAGCTTCAAAGAGCTGCACATCGAGCTTTATACGGATGAGAAATCGCCGGATACGGAACAGCGGGTGGAGGAAGTTCTCCTGCAGTATAACATCTATTACACAAAATCTGAGGTATGGATTGAGTCGGAACGGCTCTATGAAGTCCTCTATATCATTGAGGTATGAATATGGCACTTCAGAAAAACAAGGTCAAGTTCGGTCTGAACAAGGTTCACTGGGCAAAGATCACGGCATGGTCTGAAGACGGTGTGCCGACATTCGCAACACCTGTGCGTCTTCCCGGTGCTGTTTCGCTGAGCATTGACGCAAACGGCGAAAACGAGAACTTTTACGCAGATAACTGCGTGTACTACGTCATCAATAACAACGCCGGCTACGAGGGTGACCTCGAGGTGGCGCTTATCACCACTGACTTCGCAACGGCGATCCTCGGCGAACAGCTCGACAGCAAGGGCGTTCTCGTTGAGCGCAACGATGCGGAGACCTCGCAGTTTGCGCTGCTCTTTGAGTTCGACGGCGACAAGAACCACATCCGTCATGTGCTGTACTGCTGCTCGGCATCCCGCCCTGCTACTGAGGGTGAGACTACCGAGGAGAGCAAGTCTGTCAAGACGGAGACACTCAGCCTCAAGGCAACGGCGCTCCCGTCCGGTCTGGTGAAGTCCAAGACCTGTGAGTCTACGGACGAAACCACCTACAACAACTGGTACAACGCAGTGTATATCCCGACCGCTGCGACCACCAACAACAGCACCGGCACACGCTCTGCATCTACAACCAAGAGCAGCACTGCCGCATCCACTACTACTGACTGATTCGGAGGGTAATAATATGGCAATTAAAAAGATCATCACCGTTGACGGTATCGAGGTTCCTTTCAAGGCGAGTGCAACCCTGCCTCGCCTTTACCGTGCTAAGTTCCGTAAGGACATCTTCAAGGATTTCGCCGCCCTGAAGGATTCCGTGGATGAGAGCGATGAGGAGAATTCCGGTCTCGGCATCGAGAGCCTTGAGGTGTTCGAGAACATCGCCTGGACAATGGCAAAGCACGCTGATCCGGAAAATGTTCCCGACAGCCCTGATGACTGGCTCGAACAGTTCAACTGCTTCTCGATCTACGAGGTGCTGCCGCAGCTCTTTGAGCTTTGGGGCATGAATCTGGAGACACAGGCAGAGTCAAAAAAAAATCTCGCCCAGTTGACCGCGAGATGACAACGCCGCTGTTCCTTCTCCGATGTGTGCAGATCGGGCTGACACTCTCCGACCTTGATCTGCTCACCATCGGAATGGTCAACGAAATGTTCATTGAAAAGGATAACGATGAAGCAACCTACGAATATAAAGCAACACAGGACGATTTCGACCGATTTTAAGCCTATCAGCAGTCTTTTTCGGATAATCTTCGGACTCGTTATTTACTCCTTCGGTGTGTATCTGACAATTTATGCAAACATCGGTCTTGCACCGTGGGACTGCCTCGGCATGGGAATCACAAAGCATACTCCGCTGAATTACGGCAGTTCTATGGTGCTGATCGGTGTTTGTGCGATTGTGATACAGCTTATCCTGCGAGAGCGTATCGGCTTTGCAGCGCTGTTTGATGCGCTGATTACCGGACGGCTCACACAGTTCTTTATCGACATATCCCCGTATCCCGAAAATCACAGCCTGTGGCTCGGTATCGTTTTCATGTTGTTCGGATTCCTGTTTATCGCTCTGGGGATGTATGTGTATATGTCCGCTGAATGCGGCTGCGGTCCGAAGGACGGACTGCTCATTGCAATTGGAAAGCGGATGCCGAAAATACCCATCGGCGTAGTTGAGATGCTCCTGTGGACAGTGGTTACACTGATCGGCTGGCTGCTCGGCGGTTCGGTCGGCATCGGCACTGTCATATCCACCCTCGGCGCTGGTGCTGTGATGCATCTGTTTTACACTGTGATTCATTTCGAGCCGAGAAAACTGCGGCATAGGAGTATAAAAGAGACATTTTCTATTCTGTTTGACTGGGGGTGATACCGTATGGCAGGCAGAATCAAGGGCATTACCGTTGAAATCAACGGCGATACCACGAAACTATCCAAAGCCCTCCAGGGTGTGGATAAGAACATCAAAAACACGCAGACGCAGCTCAAAGATGTGGAGAAGCTGCTGAAGCTCGACCCGACAAATACGGAACTGCTTGCTCAGAAACAAAAGCTGCTCGGTCAGGCAGTGCAGGATACCAAGACACGACTGGATGCACTGAAAAAGGCAAGCGAACAGGCTGCCAAAACCAAGGACAACTACGATGCTTGGAAAGCAAAATACGATCCGATCAAGCAGAAGATCACCGAGACCGAAGCCAAGCTGAAAGGCCTCAAGGAACAGGCAAAAACTGCGGATGAACAGCTTGCCAAGGGTGAGATCTCGCAGGAGAAATACGATGCACTGCAAAGGGAGATCAAGGAAACGACAGATGAACTGTCCGGTCTGAAACAGCAGGCTAAGGATGTATCTGACGAGTTCGGAAATCCGATCAGTCCTGAACAGTATGATTCCCTCCAGCGTGAGATCGTTGAGACGGAACAGGAGCTTCAAAACCTGCAAACCGAAGCAGAAAAGTCGCACACAGCACTGGTAAAGCTCGGTGAAGCAGGTGTCTCTCTTGAAAAAGCCGGCGACAAGATCGCAACCATCGGTACGAATCTGACAAAATATGTCACTGTGCCTATCCTTGGTGTCGGAACTGCTGCCGTGAAAACGACAGCGGACTTCGATGCATCCATGAGCAAGGTCGCTGCTGTATCCGGTGCGACCGGCGAGGATTTTGATGCCCTGCGTGCAAAAGCCCGTGAGATGGGTTCTCAGACAAAATTCTCCGCATCGGAAGCCGCTGACGCCATGAACTACATGGCAATGGCAGGCTGGAAAACCGAGGATATGCTGAACGGTGTCGAGGGAATCATGAACCTTGCCGCCGCTTCCGGTGAAGACCTCGCAACCACATCAGATATCGTCACGGATGCACTGACGGCGCTCGGTATGACCGCCGATGATTCCGCACATTTTGCGGATATCCTTGCAGCGGCATCGAGTAATGCCAACACCAATGTGGCGCTCATGGGTGAATCCTTCAAATATGTTGCACCTGTTGCGGGTGCGATGGGTGCATCTGCGGAAGACTTGTCCATTGCACTCGGTCTGATGGCTAACAGCGGTATCAAGGGCAGTCAGGCTGGTAACTCTCTGAAAAATGCTCTGGTCAATCTCACGAAACCGACCAAACAGCAAGCGGCAGCAATGCAGCAGCTCGGCTTTATCAGCACCGAGACCATTCAGAAAATTGACTTTACCAAGGTCGAAAAGGCGGAACAGGCTGTCGAGGATGCGACTATTTCTCTTGACAGCGCACAGATCAAGCTGAATGATGCGATCAGCAAATACGGTGAGGGCAGCTCACAGGCAGAACTTGCAAGTAACAACTACGAAAAGGCGCAGCTCAAACTCGCACGGGCGCAGGAGACACTTGCCAGAGAACAGGAAGGTGTCTCCAAGGAGATCATGGGTGCCAATACACTTATGACCGATGCCGATGGTAATATGCGGTCACTCGGTGACATCATGGCAACACTCCGTGAGAAAATGGGCAAGGTCAATGTGGAACTGACGGATGCAGAGGGCAATGCACGTGATTTTGATGACATTGTCGCAGAGCTGTCCACGACTACTGAGGGACTTGCACAGGCGGAGCAGATGCAGGCGGCAGCTGCGATTTTCGGCAAGCAGAATATGTCCGGTATGCTTGCGATCATCAACGCAAGTGAGGAGGACTACAACAAGCTGACCGATGCGATCTACGGCTGTGAAGGTTCTGCAAAGGGCATGGCGGAAACCATGCAGGACAACCTCGCGGGTCAGATCACGATTCTGAAATCGCAGTTACAGGAACTTGCTATCAGCTTTGGCGATATTCTTATGCCAGCTATCCGTGCAATCGTCAGCAAGATTCAGGCGTTTGTGGATAAGCTCAACGCAATGGATCCGGCTGTCAAGGAAACCATTGTCAAGGTCGCATTGGTAGCGGCGGCACTGGGGCCTCTTCTTGTGGTGATCGGTAAAACCATGATCGGTGTCGGCAAGCTGATGCAGCTTATTTCAAATCTCCCGACTATCATCGCAGGTGCGAAATCTGCGTTTGCAGCATTCAGCGGAGCTATCGGAGGTATCTCCGCACCTGTAGTCGCTGTCATTGCGGTCATTGCCGCTCTGGTGGCGGCTTTTGTGCATCTATGGAAAACCAATGAGGACTTTCGCAACAAGATCACGGCGATCTGGGATCAGATCAAGAGTATCTTTTCCGGTTTCTGTCAGGGCATTGTTGACCGTATCAACGCACTCGGGTTCGACTTCAAAAACATTGGCGAGGTCATCAAGGCGGTATGGGACGGGCTCTGCAAATTTCTGAAACCGATCTTTGAGGGAACTTTTCAGCAGATCGCAAATATTTTCAAAGCTGTGACAGATATTATTCTGAATCTTCTTGATGTGTTTATCGGCATCTTCACGGGAGACTGGGATAAGGTATGGAACGGCATAAAGGGTATTTTTGTAGCGGTATGGAACTTCCTGAAGGATACGCTGAAAAACTACCTCAATGTGCTGTGTAATATTTTCGGCACAGACCTTGAAACTGTCAAGCAGTTCTGGATTGATGTCTGGAATGCGATCAAGAACTTTTTCGTCAATCTCTGGAATAATATCACCGGCTTTATTTCTGGTGTGCTGAACGGCATCAAAAACTTTTTTGTATCTGTCTGGACAGCTATCAAGGACTTCTTTGTCGGTATCTGGACGGCGATTTATAACAGCGTATCTGAGAAGATCAATCTCATCAAAGCTGTTATCGAGTTCGTATGGAACACCATTTATACGGCAATCAGTACGGTGCTGAATGCGATCTGGTCAGTCATTACAACTGTATGGCAGACCATTTATGATTTCATCTCTCCGCTGCTGGATGCTTTCAGGTACCTGTTTGAGACGATTTTTGAAGCGATCCATGTGATCATCTCCCGTGTTATG